CGGAATGGAGTTAAATCATGACCGATTTAGCACAATGGGAAAAAGAGAACGAAGCCTTCCTGACTAAAATCGGTCAGGTTGCTTCTAAGCCAGAAACAAAGCCAGCGACTAAGAAAGATGAGGAATAAACCACATGTCAGTATATCTAAGCAATGGTGTAGTTCTAACTGTTAATGCGGTTGACCTATCATCACTCGTATCTTCAGTAACAATCAACCGCACATTCGATGAACTCGAAGTAACAGCGATGGGTGATTCAGGACATAAGTTCGTTAAGGGTCTTGAAGCATCATCTATCACAATTGACTTCTTCAATGACGAGGCAACAGGTAAGACACTTCAGACATTGCAAGCAGCGTGGGGAACTAGCACCACAGTTACAGTAAAGCAGACTTCTGGCGCTACATCAGCGACAAACCCTCTTTACACAATGTCATGCCTAGTAAACAACCTCACACCAGTTAATGGCGCAGTCGGAGATATCTCTGTACAGTCCGTAACATGGAACGTGAATGGTACTATCGCAGTAACAACAGCGTAAGAAAGAGACAAGGGCTATGGCTAAAATCAAAGTAACAAGGACAGATGGCGCAGTTCAGGAGTACGAGATAACACCAGTTATCGAATACGCCTATGAGCAACACTTCAAGGAAGGCTTCCACAAAAGCCTTATTGAGAAGCAGATGCAAAGTTCTGTGTATTGGATTTGCTGGGAAGCCATTAGACGCTCGGGTGAAGTGGTCAAACCCTTTGGTGAAGATTTCATCGCAACGCTGAAGAGTGTTGAGGTGCTTGAATCTGACCCTTTAGGGTAGATCGGAACTCCGTCACCTATCTCGCGACTAGATTAAGTTTCGAGTATGGAGTTCCGTTCAACACCATCGTGGAACTTTCTCCGATGGCTTTCAAGGCTCATATACAGGTACTAAAGGATTTAGCAAAGGAGCGAAGCGATGCCAGTAGAACTAGACAACGCCGTAGCTCTTAGCAAAGCCCTTAAGCAATATGCGCCAGAGTTAGCCAAGGAAACCCAGAAAGAAATCGCTGGACATCTGCGCAAGGTAGTTAATCAGGCTAGAGGATTCGTGCCTAGTGACTCACCTTTAAGCGGCTGGGGCAACGCCACAGGCATCTGGGAGTATCGAGCCTTTAACGCTGGACTTATTAAGAAGGGCTTGGGTTACTCCACAACGCCTACAAAGCCAAACAAGCGAGGCTTTAGAAGCCTTGCAACTATCTTTAATAAGTCTGCTGCTGGTGCTATCTACGAGACTGCAGGACGTAAAAACCCGCAAGGATTACCACCAGCCCAGCGTGTTAAGAAGTACCGCAACGGCAAGTTCATTACAGAATGGCAGACAGACAGAACAGTCAATAAGTCTGCTAACCCTAACGCTGGTCGCCAGTTCATTGGCGCACTACCGCCATTGGTGGACTCACAGCAATCAAACAGCGCAGGTCGTAGAACGCGCAAGACAAAAGGACGCTTGCTCTTCAGAGCATGGGCTAACGATCAAGGCAAGACAACTGCCGCGGTTGTGAAGGCTATCCAAGCCTCTAACGAAAAGGTTGTAAAGAAGTCTAACGCCAGAGGCGAAATAGCATTTAGAGCAAGGAGAGCTGACTAATGGCTGGAATGACAGACCTAGCAATCCGCATCGCCACTACGATGGATGCGACTGGCTTAAACAAAGCAGAGAAGTCGGTCAAGGGGTTAGACAAGACAATCAAGAAGCTAGGGCAAACCCTTGGCGTTACCCTTGGCGCATCCGCTATGGCAGCCTATGGCAAGGCAGCAGTTAAAGCCTTTGCAGAGGATGAAGCAGCAGCTCGCAGACTATCCAGCGCAGTTGATAACCTTGGGCTTTCATTTAGCAAGGTTCAGGTTGCAGACTTTATATCTGGGCTTGAGCAGAGCGCAGCAATATCAGATGACGTACTGCGTCCAGCCTTCCAGTCTTTACTTAACATCACAGGATCACTTACCAAGTCTCAAGAGCTTCTTAACAATGCCATCCAGATAAGCCGAGCATCAGGCATAGATTTAGCCACAGTCACTTCAGATTTAGGCAAGGGCTATGTCGGAATTACTCGTGGACTCATCAAGTACAACACAGGATTAACTAGAGCAGAACTTACAACTAGATCATTCAACGATATCTTGGGCATCATGCTGGCTAAGTCTGCTGGCGCAGCGCAGGACTACCTGACCACTACATCATTTAAGATGGACGTATTGCGTGTCTCATCAGAGCGAGCCAAGGAGTCAATCGGTGAGGGGTTGGTTAATGCCTTCGCAGTCCTCGGCGGTGGCTCACAAGCCAGCGATGCAGCCAAGACTATTGATAATATTGCCAAGGGTATTAACGCCATCACTATGGCTACAGCCCAAGCGGTAAACGGCTTACGCATGCTCTACAAAGGTCTCGATTTCCTTACTTCCTTTGGCGGGCTTACAGGTGGAGATGGCGCACTCGTTAGAAGGTTTGACCAAGCGCCGACAGTATCTTCTGGGCGTTCAGCATCTCCAGCAGGTACAGCCTTGCGTACACGCCAGCAGCGTGATGCAGAGGCAGCAGCCGCTAAGAGAGCCAAGGAAGTTGCAGCCCTAACTAAGAAGCAGGTGGCATCTACGAAGGCTCTCACAGCCGAGCAGAAGCGCCAGAACGCCATTAAGAAGGCTGGCACTCTCTTTGACTTAGACCAGATTCAGATTATCGCTGCACTCAAGGGCAACATCTCGAAAGAAGATCGTCTGCGCCTAGAGTTGCAGTTAGCACTTGCCACAGAAAATGTAGATCAGGTTCAGAAACTTTCTCAAGAGTTAGCAGTCTCTCAAGGCTTAGGCATGGACTTGGCTAAGTTCCTTGCAAGCCTTCCATCTGCCAAGAATCCCTTTGAGGCATGGAAGGACTTCCTCGATGGTATTGAGAAGCAAGCTGCTCGTATTGCTGGGATGCAGTTTGATATGGCTAACTTTAAGTACACAGTACCAACTGGCAACTTCACCTATGGACAGGGCAATCCACTCAACACAGAGGTATTCCTAGACCCTAGAGGCGGCGCTGGCGGCTCGACAGTCGTAGTTAATGTGGCAGGGTCAGTCACCACTTCCCAGAACCTTATTGACGAAATTCGTGGCGGGCTTAACGTAGCTGCACTCTCTGGTTCATCCGCTAACGTAGAACGCAGAATCGGCGGCTGGTAATGTCATTACCCGCAACCATCAACGTATCTTTTGACTTCTCAAGCGGAGCGACCTTTGGTACAGGCTTTGTCATTGGAGACCCAACCTACGGAGTTATCGGAGTCAGCCGCTTTGGTACTGATGCCACAGTCATCCCTGTAGTTGATCTAACTCCAAACGTTTACAACATATCCATCAGCCGCGGGCGCAACATCATGCGCGATACCTACGAGGCTGGCAACGCCACAATCCGAGTATTAGACCCTAACTCTGACTTCAACCCACAGAACACAGCATCGCCTTACTTTGGCAAGTTAGCGCCACTTCGCAAGATTCGCGTATCTGCTACAACTGCAACTACAAGCTCATGGCTCTTCAGCGGTTATGTGCAGGACTACAAGTACACCTACCCACAGGGGCAAGAGACTGGCTATGTGGACATCATTGCTACAGATGCCTTTCGCCTATTCAACATGGCTAACGTGCAGACCATCCCAGATACTTCAGCAGGTCAAACTACTAGCACCCGCATAGAAAAGATTTTGGACTACATCGAGTTCCCCGCTTCCATGCGTTCTATCTCGACAGGGCTTAGCACCTGTATTGCTGATCCTGCTACAGCCCGCACAAGCCTAGAAGCCATGAAGAACGCAGAGTTCTGTGAGGTTGGCGCTTTCTATATGGATGCAGAAGGTACTGCCATTTTCAAGAACCGCACCGAGGTAGTCCAGTCAATCGGCACAACTCCTACCCAGTTTAACCAGACCACAGGCATCCCATATAAGAACCTACAGTTCGCCTTCGATGACAAGCTCATCATTAACGATGTGACCTTTACTCGCTATGGCGGCGGCACAACGCAGGAAGTATTCGATAACGACTCCATTGCCAAGTACTTCCCACACAGCCTTAATCGTCCTGACCTAGTGGCAGAGACAGACGATATTGTCTTGAACGTAGCGCGTGAATATGTGGCAACCCGCAAGGAGACCACCATCCGCATAGATGCGATGACTGTGGATTTGCTGGATGCAGCAGTACCAACAGATACCATGATTGAGCTTGAGTTCTTTGACAATGTAGAGATAACCAACGTCCAGCCCGATGGCTCGACTATCGTTAAGACACTACAAGTTCAAGGGCTAAAGTGGGATATAACCCCAAATCGCATGACAGCAACAGTAACAACGCTTGAACCTATTGCGGATGGCTTCATCATCGGCAGCAGCTTGTTTGGTATAATCGGCACATCAACTTTGAGTTATTAGGAGCATAATGGCAACCTTTCCAGTCACTACAGGAGACGTATTAACCGCGGCTACCTATAACAGCCTTCCAACCTTTACAGTAGGCACAGCTAACACAGCGGACTACACAGCCGTTTTAGCAGATCAGTACCAAGTCCTTGAGATTATGGACAAGGCAACAGCTATTGCCTTTAATATCCCTACTAACGCCTCTGTAGCTTTCCCAATTGGCACAGTCATTACAGTCCTTAATATTGGTGCTGGAACTTGCACAATTAAGGCTGTCACATCAGGCACAACCACAGTCTTATCTGCTGGCGCTACAGCCGCCCAACCTACCCTTGGACAATACAAGTCAGCTGCCTGTATCAAGACAGGCACAGATGCTTGGTACGTGGTGGGCGCAATTGCTTAATGTAATTGCTGGCTTACATGGTGGTGGAGTTCAAGTAGTACCTAATGCTCCTACTATTGGTACTGCTACAGCGAGTGCTGGTTCAGCTTCAGTCACTTTCACTCCAGCGGCTACTGGTCCAGCGGCAACTTCTTTTACTGCTGTTTCCTCTCCTGGTGGCTTTACTGCAACAGGAGCTTCTTCTCCTTTAACAGTTACAGGACTAACTAACGGAACTGCTTACACTTTTACAGTTTATGCTTCCAATGCTTTTGGCAATTCTGCCTCTTCTGCTTCTTCTAATTCAGTAACTCCAACAGCCAACGCTCCTACATCTATTGACTATCTCGTAGTTGCTGGCGGCGGTGGCGGCGGTCTGTACCGCAACGGCATTTCAGGTACAACTGGCGGCGGTGGCGGCGGCGGTATGCGTTGCAGCGTAACTGCTACAGGCGGCGGCGGTTCGCTACCTTCCGCACTAGGAGTTACAGCTGGATTGTCTTACACAGTTACAGTTGGTGCTGGTGGAGCTGGTGCAACTAGCCCAAACACCAACGCTGGAACTAGAGGTTCGAGTGGCGTATCTTCAGTCTTTTCAACAGTCAACACAACTGGCGGCGGCGGCGGTGGTGGTGGATCAACCGATTCTGCTGATGGGCGTTTAACTGGCGGTTCTGGCGGTGGTGCAGGTCAGAACCCAACAACATCAGCTGCAGGTACAACTAATGAAGGTTATGCTGGTGGAACATCGCAACCTTCATCAAACGCAGGCGGCGGTGGTGGTGGTACTGGGGCAGTTGGCGGTAATGCACAAACAGGTTCAGGCGGTTCGGGTAACGGCGGTGCAGGTACATCAACCTCAATAAGTGGTTCATCTGTTGCTTACGGCGGCGGTGGTGGTGGCGGTACTGGTGATGGTCCTGCTGGTTCAGGTGGCTCAGGCGGCGGTGGTGCAGGTGGCAACGCTTCGCCTACAGCTGGAACTGCTAATCGCGGCGGTGGCGGTGGTGGAGCTTTAGGCGCATCAACAGGAGCTAACGGCGGCTCAGGTGTTGTCATTCTTCGATTCTCGGATACTTTTGACAATCTTACAAGTATTAGCGGCGGCTTGACATATTCTATGACAACTACTGGCGGCTACAAGATTTACACATTTACAGCGGGAA